GAGCGCCGCCACGACCTCGACGCTGACGCAGCGCGTGACGGCCCTCGCCGCCGCGCACGACGGCACGCCCTCGAACGTGGTCGCCATGCCCGCGCGCCACAACGACGCCGCGGGCGCCCGCGCTCGCGACCTCATGGCCGCCAACAACTCTCTCACCCTCGAAGCCGCGCTGAAGCAGGCGTCGCGCGAGATCAAGGCGGCACGCTGATGGGCCTCTCCCTTCGCTTCCCCGGTACGATCGTTCCGATCGAGTCGCAGTCGATCCTGACCGACGGCATGATCGTCCGCGTCGGCTCGGCCGACAACACCGTGCGCCTCCCCGGCGGCGCCTCGCCGACCACGTCGCTCCTCGGCTGCATGATGCGCCCCGACGGCAGCGCCTGCGCCGCGGGCGACACCATCGACCTCGTGCTCGGCGGCGTCTACCCGCTCATCGCGGCGGGCACCATCACGCGCGGCGACTTCGTCACCTCGGGCGGCACCGACGGCTCGGTGATCACCGAGACCGCGAGCGCCGGCGTCAACGTGGCCGTCATCGGTCAGGCGCTCGAGAGCGCCGTCACGGGCGACCGCGTCGCCGTCGCCATCAACCCCTTCATGAAGCAGGGCGGCTGATCCATGGATTCACAGATGCACTCGCTCCAGATGGAGCTGCTCATGGCGCACGGCCTCAACGCCGCGCAGGCCGCGAGCGTGATCGAGGCTTCGTTCTCGCCGTCGTCGGTTCACGTCGACGCGCCCCTGAGCAACTTCGCGTCGACCATCCGCAACCGCGACATGATCGCGGACTTCGTGATGCCGATCGTCGACGTCTCGAAACCGTCGGACAAGTTCTTCAAGTACGGGGCCGACACGTTCTTCGAGGAGCAGAGCGCGACGCTCACGGGCGCCGAGGCGATGCCCGGCCGCGTGCGCTACACCATCTCGACCGACAACTTCTCGACGGTCGATTACGGGCTGATGGACTTCGTCTCGAACAAGGAGATGGAGTCGGCCGACGCCCCCATCGACCCGCAGCTTCACGCCGTCAAGGTCGTGACCTCGCGGCTCGACATCGCCAAGGAGCGCCGCGTCGCGGGCATCGCCTTCGCGTCGGGCTCGTACGGCTCGAACACCGCCGCGCTCTCGGGCGCCGACCGCTGGGACACGAACACCAGCGACCCCGTGCAGAAGATCGACGACGCGATCGAGGCCTGCGACGAGCGGCCGAACATCATGGTGATCGGCGCGCAGGCGTGGATGAAGCTGAAGAACCACCCGAAGCTCAAGGAGACGATCCTCTCGCGCTCCTCGACCATCTCGGGCGCCACGCCCGACCGCGTGACCACCGACCTCGTCGCCTCGCTCTTCGAGCTCGACGCCGTCTACGTGGGCCGCGCGAAGTACGTGACCTCTCGCGAGGGTCAGACCTCGGCGAAGGGCTACGTCTGGGGCAAGAGCTGCGCGCTCATCCGCGCCACCGACAACCCTGGCCCGCGCGAGACGGCGGTCTTCGGCAAGCAGTTCCGCTTCGGCCCGCGCGAGACGCAGACCATCGACGCGCCGATGCCCGGCAAGTCGGGCGGCATGTACATCAAGGTCACTGAGAGCCTTGACGAGAAGGTCGTCGCGGGCTCGGCCGCGGGCTTCCTCTACACCACCGTCGTGAGCTGATGTCCCGCCGCAGTCAGAACCGCCCGCAGGAGTCGCGCAGCGTGCCCGCGCGTGCGTCGGAGTCCGTCTCCGCGCCCGTCGTCGCGCCCGAGTCTCCCGCGGCCCCTGTGGAGCCCGCAGACGCGGTGCCTCCTGCGCTCGCGCGTGTGCGGTTCCGCGCGCGAGTGCGCATCCACGCGGGCACGACGTACGAGCCCGGCGAGGAGATCCCCGAGACCGTCGCGACCGACGGACTGACCGAAGGCGTGGAGTACGACTGTGGCTGAGCTCACCGCGATCATCACGAGCGCCGACGTCACCGCGCGACTCTCGACGCAGGCGTATGCGCGCCTCTTCGCGAAGAACGGCGGCGCGACCGCCGACACGACGTTTCGCGACCTGTGCATCGCGGAGACCAACAGCCGCATCCGCACCCTCACGCGCGCGGCGTTCCCCGACGGCCTCTACCTCACGACGGACACCGTCGACCCCGAGGTCACGGGCCGCGGCGTCGACATCGTCTGCATGATTGCCGCCTCGCGCCACGCGAGCGCGGGCGCTACAGCGGGCGACGAGTCGGGCGCGTACCTCTCGCACGGCCGCGCGGCTGAGCGCTTCTTTCGCGAGATGAGTCGCGACGCCGATGCGCGCCCGCCGAACTCCAACGCGAGCGTCGGCGATGCACGCCCGCGCGCCGCGAACACGAACCTCGTCGACTCCGCGAACACACCGACGAACCCCTACGCCCGCGCCGCAGACCGCCGCGACGGGTCGGCGTTCTGACCGTGGCCGAGTGGATCGACGCGGTCGACGCGATGCGCGGCGCCCTCTCCCGCGCGCTGCCTCCTGCGCTCACCGCCGGCGCGAAGATCGTCGCCGCGTACGCGAAGGCCAACCACCCGTACACCAACCGCACGTTTCGGTTGCAGACGCACACCGAGTGGCAGTTTACCGACGGCTCGCTCGCGAGCGGCTACGTGATCCAGGTGCACGGCGGGATGCCCTACGGCTCCTACGTCGAAGAGGGCACGTCGCGCAACCGCCCGTACCCGTACCTTCGCCCCGCATGGAACGCGATGGGCCAAACGATGGCTGAGATCGTCGCCGCCTCGATGGTGGGCGCCGTGCAGAACACCCGATGAGCGCTGCCACACTCGCAACGATCGAACTCGCGCTCTACACCGCGCTCGCGGGGCTGCTGACGAACGTCACCACGGGGCCGACGACGTCGCGCCCCTTCGCGTGCGTCGGGCGCTACGCCGGGCCGGTGCCGCCCGAAGGCCTCGCCGAAGCCGCCGCGCAGTACCCGTGCGCCATGCTCCGCTTCGACGAAGACCTCTCGACGCGCGACGTGATGGGCTTCGGCGCCGCGTCGATCGAAGACCGCGCCCTGTCGCAGTTCTCGGTGCTCGTGGCCGTCGAAGACGCCCGCGCGATCGACGACGGCATGGTGGGCGACTCAAGCGCGCCCGGCCTCCTGCGACTCGTCGACGCGGTCATCGCAGCGTGCAACGGCCTCGTGGTCGCGGACACGCACATGAACCTCTCGACGCGCTACGCGGGCACCCGCGCGGAGCTGATCCGCCGCGGCGCCGTCTACGTCTACGCCGTGCGCTTCGAGGCGACGCGCGACGCCGAAGCGGCGACCTACGACAGCAGCGCGGCCGTCACGATCCCCGCCGTCCACAGCGACATCAACCTCGTGGGCACCGGCACCGCGCCGAACCCGATCGTGCAGATCGTCTCTGACACCACCCCGTGAGCCACTCCATGAAGACCATCAACGTGCGCGCCGTCGGCGATGCGCGGCTCCCCGTGCCCGGCTCGACGTCGGCGCGCTACGTGGGCCGTGATCGACGCGGCGAGATCATCCCCGAGGGCGTCACCGTGCCCGACGACAGCTACCACCGCCGCGCCCTGTCGCGCGGAGAACTCGAGGCCCTGTGAGCATCAACGTCCCCGGCGTGCCGTCGTCGCGCAAGACGCCCGGTATCACCTTCAACGTCGTTCTCGGCGGCCCTGGCTCGTCGAGCGGCAGCGCCACGAAGACGCTCATGCTGCTTGGCAACATGATCGGCACAGCCATCACCGGCGCCTCGCCCGCGCTCTCCGTGGCCGCGGGCACCGCGACCGTGGCGACGCCCGTGTTCGTGGCCTCCGACTCCGACGCACAGACGCTCTTCGGCGCGGGCTCGGAGCTGCACCGCATGGCCCTCGCGGTGTTCGCGCAGTACCCCGACGCGACGCTCTACGCGTGCCCCGTGGCCGACGCTGCGGGCACCGCCGCGAGCGGCGTCATCACGTTCGCGACGACGTCGACCGCGGCGTTCACCGTGCGGCTCAAGCTCTGCGGGCAGACGATCGACGTACCCGTCGCGCTCGGCGACACCGCGACCGTCATCGCCGCCGCGGTGGCCGATGCCATCAACGACACGAACACGCTCCCCTTCACCGCGCAGAACAGCACCGGCGCCGTCACTGTCACCGCGAAGCAGACCGGCCCGCGCGGCTCGGTGATCGTCGTGGACGCCTACTTCGTGCCGACGGGCTCGACGCTGGAGACGCGAATCACGACGTCGAGCACGTCGAGCGGCGCAGCCACGACGGGCATCTGGTCGAGCACCGCGGCGCTCGGCGGCGAGATCACGCTGACGAACGGCGCGACGCAGGACAGCTTCGCGAACGCCCTCGCAGCGATCAACCCCACGCGTTACGACCGGATCGTGTGCGCGTGCATCGAGGCGACGAACGCCGACCTCGTGGTGGCCGAGCTCAACACGCAGGCGGGGCCGACGGTGCAGCTCCTCGAGCAGGCCATCATGGCGACGAGCGCGACCTATGCGAACGCCGTGACGCTCGCCACGGGCCGCAACGCCTCGCGGATGCAGGTCGCATGGCATCACGCCTCCGTGCTCCCGCCGCCCGACGTCGCCGCCCAGGTCGCCGCCGCGCGCCTCGCGGGCGATGCCTACGCGGGCGGCTCGCTCGTGGGCG